AAACTGTACCACCAGTAAACGGAGTTGTTGTGTTAAACCCACTTACGCTAAATGTACCACCAGTATTGTTTGTAAACAAAGCAGTTCCGTTATTATAAGTACCACCAGTAACAAACACGTCAAAAGGTGTTGTCGACCCAGTATAAAACCCAGAAACGGTAAACGTACCACCTGTATTGTTTCTAAATACAGCTGTTCCGTTTGAATATGTCCCACCAGTAACAAACGTATCTTGTGTTGAAACACCTGTAAGATTCGAACCATCACCATAATACGTTGTTGCGCTAATAATCGTTGCCAAGGTATTTCCGTTAAACACAATTAGGTTTTCACCTAAGTTTATTGTTGTGTTACCACTACATGATATTATGTTGTTGCTATATAATGCAGTACACGCACTAAATATATCATTCCCATCTGCTGAATCGATAATATAAGTTTCGTTGATACTTAAAGATTTGTTTATATTGTTCATTATGTTGTTGTTGTTGTACCTAATAATTTAAAAGAACCTTGTGTAAGGTTATTTTTATATACTCTAATTTTTATCACATCGTTAGCGCTTAATATCAAAGGTGATGACAATACTGTTCCATCAAAAATACCCACACCATTAGCGCTAACAACTATTCTACTTATATTTAATATTTCTGTTAATATTGTAAAATTAACATCATATTTAAGAATGAATTCAAATTCATTTTTTGCTCTAGGTTTAAATAAAAAACTAAAATTAGCTTCGTTATTTTTGTTGCTACTATCAAAAATTATATCGTTATATAGTTTAGCTTCATCAATCTCCATAGCAATTAGGGTTCTATTTATTGACGGAACCACTTCATACTCTTCTTCATCTAACAAATAACCCAATAATTTTAGTTCAAATAGTTGGACGTAAAATCTTTTATTTTCAAAATCATCAATATTACTTTCATCACCTATATTTTCTAAATGCAACGGCATTGGATGACCTTTAACATCAATATAACATTGTTTAGATTGAAAAGCTCTTTGCATTAACCTATTAAATTTGTTTAACTGTCTTAGTTTGGTTGCAAATATTCTAACTTCGTAAGTTAAATCTACACTGGTAGGTTGCGGTATCTTGTACATATCTACACCTTTTCTTGCCCCATCCCATGTTGGAACTTTTACCATTGTGTAGGTACGATTTCCTGGTATGTTCCATAATCCAGCTTGGTTTTGACCTTGTTGAATATCTGGGTTTCTTACAACAGTTATAAATGGCATTCTTATGTTTTTATATTCATCAGTAAACTCCCAAGTTTTTGTAAACTCAGTCCATCTTTGAATCGTTAAAAAAATAACTGGGATTCTTTCTCCTTCTAGACTCATATAAAATCTTTCGTCATTTTTTAACGTTTCAATAACCGCTTCATCCATGTCTTCTTCTAAAACACCTCTCGGTAAAAAAGTACCTTTGTCGGTAATACCATCTAGAATTTCTTGTCTTCTTTCTGGCCCAATTTTACTTGGTGTGATATCTATGTTGGTCATATAACCTTTGGGCATTCCCATATCTTATCTGTTTTTAAATTACATACCTTGGAATTCTAAGTCTTCAATTGTAGTACAAATAATTGTTCTAAATGCACCTTTGTAACCCATAATAGTGTGTTTATTATTATAATTTTTAACTCCATCATTAACAACGCTGAAATATCTGATTTCTGTTTCAGTAACTGGATAACCTATATAATCACCGTAGCTAATCTCAGTATCTAGTTCTTTTAATTGAGCATCATAAATCCCAAAAGTTAATTGTCCATCTTGTAAATATCTTAAACCACCGTTGGAATTGTATGATTTATTCTCAGCTTCATCCATTATTGGAATCACTTTTAACTCAATTGGTGGGAAATATCTGATACTATTAGCTGATGCTTCACCATATAAATCGTCAGATTCAGTTAGTTGTCTATCAACTCTGTATAGAATTAAAGTAAAATTACCATCACCTTCGATAGCTTCTCTACCCATTTCAATTTCAAGGTTAAAATCGTCTTCAGAAAACCATTTATTAACTCTAGTTATCGGTGTTACTTTTTTGTTATCCATAGGTTTTATTTTATAAATATTTATGTTTTAATAATTCTTCCACAAACCCTTGATTTTTATTTTTATTTTCCTTATATTTGTATATAATAACCAGGATTAAACCACTAATTATTTGATAAATTTAGACGACATAAAAGGACGCTCAGCAATATCTCTATTAGAGAATTACGACGGCATTAACCCTTACATTAAAGGGTTACAAAATCAGTACCTTAAAAACAACAAATTGGCCCTTACGGATAACCAATCCAAATATATTATAGATAACATTGATAGAGAACCGCTATATATAAATAGAGTGGTAAACATAACTAGTTACTTGGGTGAAGAACTACAAAAAAAACATGAATTATCGTTTACACCAGAAAGAGTTCTTATTGAATTTATTTTGGGTGAAACAGATAAATCATACCACATTTATGGAAAGTTTTCAACAAAACAACAATCCAAAATGTATTTCATCCCAAAAACACAAGTAATTGATGACCCATATTTCGAACCAATCAAAATAGATGTTGATTTTACCAAATACAACGATGTATTGGCTAATACGGGTAAAAAACTATATCAACACCAAGAAGAAGGTATTAAATTTTTGTTGTCTAGAAACGGCTGTATTCTAGCTGACGACATGGGTTTGGGTAAATCGATGCAATCAATCATTGCTGCGTTGGAAAGTGGTGCTAAAAAGATATTGATTGTGTGCCCATCAGCCACCAAAATTAATTGGCAACGTGAAATAAACGTATTTTGTGATGAAACAACAATTATTGATGGCAAAAAATTCAAAGATGCAAAATTTACGATAATAAATTTTGACATTCTTAAAAACTTTCATAGTCTTAAACCAACCAAAAGATTAAAAGAAGGTGAGGTTGAGCCAGAACCAATCAGAAACTTAGCCAACGCTGGGTATGATTTATGTATTGTTGACGAAGCTCACTATTTGAAAAATAACGATAGTATTCGCGGTAAAATAATTGTAGAGTTATCCACAAAGTTTAATATTCAAAAAGTTTGGTTATTGACTGGAACACCAGTTGCAAACAGACCAATGGATTTCTTTAATTTATTAAAGATTATAAAGTCTCCTATTGCAGAAAATTGGAAACACTATGCTACGAGATACTGTGAAGGTAGAAAGTTCTTTAGAACGCTTAAAAATGGTCAGAAAAGACAAATATGGTTAACTGATGGTGCCAGCAATCTAGAAGAGTTGGCTACTAAAACAAAAAATATACTTTTAAGAAGACTTAAAACTGAAGTGTTGGATATGCCAGACAAAGTCATCACACCCATGCATCATGTGTTAGATTCTAAACAATTATCACAATACGAATATTTATGGGATGAGTACATGTTAGCCAAGATAGAAGCTGGTAAAAAAGTTAGAGAAGAACAAAAAGACTTGGTTGAACTTATTTTGCTTAGGCAATTTATAGCACAGCAAGCTATTCCGTATACAATTGAAATGGCCGAGAACGCGATAGAGATGGGTCGTAAAGTAATTATATTTACTAGCTTTACTGAAGAACTTGAAACAATAACAAATCATTTTGGTAAAGCCGCTGTAAAACACAACGGACCAATGAGTACCGCTAACAAACAAAAGTCAGTTGATGCGTTTCAAAACAATGACAAAATTAAAGTTTTTGTTGGGAATATTAAATCGGCTGGTGTTGGAATTACCCTTACTGAAGGTACTGTGGTTATTTTTAACTCATTCGATTGGGTTCCAGGTTCAAACGAACAAGCTGAAGATAGAGCGTTTCGTATCGGACAAAAAAATGATGTTAACGTTTACTATCAATTATTTGATGGTACTATTTCTTCTAGAATGTGGGAGATGTTAAAAAATAAAAAAAATGTCATATCAACCATTATGGGTGAAAAAGTGATGACAGAAGATGAAATAACAGAATTATTAATAGAACAATTATTAGATTAATTATGGTAACAATTTACACAATGCAAAACTGCCCATATTGTGCAGAATTAAAAGAACTTCTAACTACTGAAAATATCGAATTTAACGATATAGATATTTTTGACAAAAAACATGAAAAAGAAGTTGGAGAAATAATGGAAGCGTCAAAAGCTGAAGAAGTTCCAATAGTTAGGATTGAAAAACAATTATTCATCCCTAACGTTTCTTTTAAAAGTATTACAGAAGCTTGCTATTTGGTTAAAAAAATATTAAGTGATTCCGATATAACTTCATAATAAGGTATTCTAATTAATCTAATATTATTATCAAGACAAAATTTTGTCTTGATAGAATCGTTATGTTTTATTTTTAAAAAACCTAGTTCACCGCCAAATTTGTTTATAGGTTTATAATGTTGGATTCCGTCGTATTCAATACATATATTATGGTTTGGTAAATAAAAATCAAACGGTAGTACTTGAATGTTTTTGCAATTTACAAACGTGTGTTGTTGCTTAAATAAAATATTATTTTCAACTAGATATTCCCTAATCTTTTTTTCACCTTTTGATTCTTTACAAATAGGGCAACCATTGCCCCTCAAGTGCATATTAGGGGTCTGGTTAAACATACCATGAACAGGGCAAATTATTTTAACTTTAGTTTTTGATTTTAAATAATCAACCATAGAGTAGTCATATTTATTACCATGTATTTTTTTAGCTTCTAAAATAAAATCATTATTAGTCTTATCCCTACCAACACATTTTGGACATCCTTGTTTTAATTTAATGTGAGCACTTGGTAATTGTTCAAACACACCATGAACAGGGCAAATTATTTTCATTTTAGTTTTAACGTTTTTAAACTGTATTGATGAATAATCATATTTATCACCATGTGTTTTTTTAGCTTCTAAAAGAATATCTTTAGTTGTTTTAAACAACCCATTACACTTACCACATGTTTGACCTTTTAAATGATTATCTGGTGTTTGTTCAAACATACCATGAATAGGGCAAATTATTTTAACTTTAGTTTTAGCATTTTTATAATTAACTAAAGAATAATCATATTTATTATTGTGTATTAAAATAGCCTCATTAATAAATATATTATCCTTTTTCCTAGTATTTTCACTAATTTTATCATAACCACATTTATTACAACCTTGTCCCCTAGAAATATGGTGATGTGGCGTTTGTTCAAACATACCGTGAATAGGGCAAATTATTTTTACTTTGGTCCTAACATCTTTATAATCAACTAATGAATAATCATACTTATTTTCATGTATTTTTTTAGCTTTTTCGATAAATTTTAAATTTTTATTTTCCATAATGTGTTTTTATATAAATATCTAATATATAATAAAAAGACAACTTAAGTATATTTTTTTTTTATTAACTAAAAAATTTATTGGTTAATTTAAAAAATTCTTATATTTATAAGAAAAGATAAAAAATGTCAGTAAGTACAGAAGAAAGAGAAAAACTATTTAGACAATTTAGACATTCAGTTGGTGCGCCTATTCGTAAGATTGAATTAGAAGATGAACAACTTTGTACTCTTCTAGAAATATCAATTGAAGACTACGCACAGTATGTACAAGAATGGCTTATCGAACATCAATGGCAATCATTGTTAGGTCAAAGTATTGATACTACTGATATGGCTTTTGCTTTGAGTGTTAGAAGTTTAGATTTAGCAACACAATATACATACGCATATTCAAAACAAGTAGGTTTACAAACTAGAGGTCCATGGGAACTTAAAAAAGACTACGTTTTAATAGAATCTGGGAGACAAGTTTATCAAATTCCAGCTGGTCGTGAAATCAATGAAGTTCTTTGGATAACACCACCAGCAACCAGCCAAGCTTTATTGGCTAACTATGGTGGTATTGATTATGGTTTTGGTGGTGGATTTTCACAAGTAGGTGGTGGCGTAGGTACTGGTGGTCCTAATGGTAGAAT